ACTCGATTGCGATTGGTCTAGCAGGGCTTGTGACGCTGTTTTCTGGCACCAGAGACAGCGGGGCATCTGTTGGGAATCTTCTCACTGAGTCTGGCGACAACCTAGCTCAAGAAGATGGTGGATTAATCTTGTTGGAGTAAATTCAATGTCCGTCTTTCTTTCTCCCGTGGGCGGCGCTGGTGCCCAGTTCTTCGACAACAACGGCAACCCGCTGACTGGGGGCAAGCTGTACACCTACGCTGCTGGCACCACGACTCCTCAGGCCACCTACACCTCGGTTGCTGGATTAACGTCCCATACCAACCCCATTATTTTAAACGCTGCTGGCCGGGTTCCCGGTAGCGGCGAAATTTGGCTGGCTGACAGCCAGATTTACAAGTTTGTCCTGAAAGACAGCAACGATGTGATGCTGGCAACATGGGACCATGTTTCTGGTATCAACGATGGTCTTAACAACGCCGAATTTGTGGTGTACGACCCTCCATTTTTTGGTGCTGTACCGACTAATCAAGAAGAATACAACAGCCGAGTAATCAGCGTCAAAGACTTCGGGGCTGTTGGTGATGGTGTCGCTAATGACACTGTTGCAATTCAAAACGCTGTAAATGCTGCTCAAGGTAAAACTCTTATTGGCGTCGATAGTGAAACGTATCTTATCCGCGACCAAATAGTGGTTCCATCTAATGTCACAATGGATTGGCAAGGCGCAACAATAATTGATGATGTGCAGATTTACAGGCCTCCAAACCAAGCCAGCAGAGCAAAGCCGTTATTTTACATGTACGGTGTAAATAATATCAAAATCAAAAACTTTGTATATGAATCAACTCTGACGCGAGCAACAGTTAGCACAAGTGTTCCAACTGGCATTATCTGGATTGGCGACAACAGCACCACTGGCAGTGGCCCAACTCACGACATTGAAATTTCAAATATTACTGCAAGCAACTGTGCAAACTACACATTGTTTGTGGCTATAGTCGGCAATGCCTATAACTTAATTGTCAAAAACATAGACATAACCGGCAACTGCGATTACGGCATTAATATTGAGTATGGTGAAGCTGCAACAGGTCCAAACCCGCCTGATAACTATGGCATGTATCCTTACAATGTGATTGTTGAGAACTTCAACGGGTACAACAATGCTACATCAGTTGGATTTTTGCGCGTTGCCGCTGCTTATAATATCAAGTTCTTGAACTGTTATGGCGAGAACGTAAAGAGTTTTATTTATGCATGGACTGGGGACCGCAGCATTCAGCGAGTTTCTGAAAACGTAGTGTTTGATAATTGCTCACACTATGCTGGCGCAAATTTCTTGAACGGGGTTATAAATTATATTGTCCAAGTTTTGTCCCCTGACAAAGATGGCTCTACTGGTGACCCGCTTCCAGCGTGGACAAATCAGGACCATCTGTTCACGTTCAACAACTGCCAGTTCCAAAACAACAAGGAAACAGATAGTGCCTGCTTCCGTTTTTATGGTTCTCAAGGTAGTACGGTATTTAACTCCTGTATATTCCAAGATTCTTACTTCGGAGTTCGAGCGGGCCCGTCTGTTAATCCTAGCTATACATCGTTGTATTCACTGAGGTTTAACGATTGCGTATTTAAGAACAATTCTCGTGATGTTCTGCTTTCGACTATTCGTGGAGTTGTTTTCGATCACTGTAAGTTTGTATTTCAAGATGGAACACTAATTCCTGTCAAACTTGAAGCAAGCTCCATTTCAAATAAGTTCAATAGCTGTCTGTTTTACGGATTGGCAACCGACATTGCATATGTCGTCATTGATTCTGGATGTGTTCTAAACACAATCGAAAATTGTATTTTTGCAGATACTGGGTCGACTCCTCCTCTTGACTTAAGTGGTGTAACGCTTGGCTATAACAACATATCACCAGATCAAGGTCTTGTGCGAACTGGTTACGCATATTATGGAATTTCAGGTGAGCCTCAAACTTTGATTGTAGATTTGTCTAGCGTTTCTGGAACGCAATTAGATGCCGATAAGCGCACCCTGTACACGGTGGGAGCTCTAACCAAATCAATTACAGGCGTTTTGAATGGAACGTTAAACACTACTATTAAGCTAACATCAGAAAGCGTTGGAGCAAACATTACATTTGTTCACAACAGTGTTGGAGAAACGACCACTTCCAGAATCGTCACATCGACCGGTTTAAACGTGAATTTGACTGGTTCTGGTTGGATTGCCACACTCACATCCACGCCAAACGGCTGGTATCTCTTGACTTAAGGATCTAAAATGGCAGATTCTAAAATCTCCGCACTCCCGTCCGCAACCGCGCTTGCGGGGACTGAAGTTGTGCCAGTGGTTCAAGGGGGCGCCACTAAAAAAGCAACTATTGATCAAATTCTTGCGCCTGCTTCCGGTAAAGGAATTGACTTTGCCGCTGCGGGTGGCGATACGCTATCAATGTATGATGAAGGAACGTGGACACCTGTTTTGTCAACGGATGGCACAGATTTCTCAGCTGTAACATATAGTGCGTTTCGCGGAGGCCGATATATTCGGGTTGGTAATGTAGTCCATATTCAGTGCTTTTTTGCAACAGATGCTGTGACTATTGGTTCGGCGTCCGCGAAACGCACTATATGGTTTGAACGGGCGATGCGCGTTTAATATCGGGCAGTGTGCAAACTTTTCCACAGATCACCCATCTGCGGCATGGATAAATAGTGGATCACAACGCATTTTTTTAATGTACCGTGCAACTGCAAACGGCGCTTTAACGGAATTGCAGCCTGCCAATATTGGCACTGGCACAACCAACAATATTATTGTGTTGTCCGGAACATATGTTTGCCAGTAACTTAACATTTTGACATCGCGCTTTCTTAGCGCATAATCTGAGAACTGTACCGGCCCAGTAGACCGGGGTTTCTACGGAAACAAAAAATGACTGAAGAAGTCCAGCAAAACTTAGCGGAGGTTGAATCCGCGCAAGCGCCCGAGGTGACGGCCACCACGGAAAACGCACAGAATGCGCCGGAAGTTGCTGACCAAAGCAGCGAAACAGCAGAGGAAAAGAGATTTACTCAGGCTGAACTCGATGCAATGATCGGTAAACGTCTCGCAAGAGAGCAGCGTAAGTGGGAACGTGAGCAACAAGCCAAGCAAGCAGAAATGCAAGCTCGGCAATCAATGCCCAAAGAACTCCCGCCGGTCGATCAGTTTGAATCACCTGAAGCTTATGCCGAGGCATTGGCTTTTAAAAAGGCTGAAGAACTGTTGGCCCAGCGAGAAGTTCATAAGCAACGTGCTCAGGTTGAGGAAGCCTACGCAGAGCGTGAGGAAGAAGCCCGAGGAAAGTATGACGACTTTGAACAAGTCGCCTACAACCCAAAGCTCCCAGTCACGGAAGTGATGGCCGAAACAATCAAGGCTTCTGACATTGGACCTGACTTGGCCTATTGGCTGGGCAGCAATCCAAAAGAGGCTGACCGTATTTCACGTTTGTCTCCACTTTTGCAAGCGCGTGAGCTTGGAAAAATTGAAGCAAAATTGGCTTCTGATCCGCCACAGAAAAAAACAACGTCTGCGCCTGCACCTATCAGACCTGTTACAGCTCGGACTAGTGGAAATCCAGCATACGATACGACTGATCCTCGTTCAACGAAGACCATGAACGCATCGGAGTGGATTGAAGCTGAACGCGCTAGACAGATCCGTAAGTTGCAAGCACAAATGAACCGCTAATTTTTATAAGGACTCAATCATGGCAAATAGCCTGTTAACCATTGACATGATCACCCGGAAGGCTCTTGAAATCCTCGAGAACAACTTGGTGCTCACCCGTAACGTCAACCGCCAGTATGACGACTCTTTCGCTGTTGAAGGCGCAAAGATCGGCTCTACCTTGCGCATCCGACTGCCTGATCGCGCTTTGGTGACCGACGGTGCCGCCCTGCAAGTTCAGGACGACAACGAACAATTCACCACTTTGTCTGTTTCCAACCAAAAGCACATCGGCGTGAATTTCACCTCCGCCGAACTGACCATGCAGTTGGACGACTTCGCAGACCGCGTTCTGAAGCCTCGTATCAGCCAACTTGCAGCCTCGATTGATGCTGACGTTGCAAACGCTTACAAGAGCATTGGCAACAGCGTTGGTACCCCTGGCACCACTCCTGGCACCTCGTTGGTTCTGTTGCAAGCTCAACAGAAGCTGAACGAAAACGCCGCCGTGATGAGCCCCCGTTATGCCACCGTCAACCCTGCCGCTAACGCCGGTTTGGTGGAAGGCATGAAAGGTCTCTTTAATCCAACCGACACCATTTCGAAGCAATTTAAGAATGGCATGATGGGCACCGGCATTCTTGGTTTTGACGAGATCAATATGTCTCAGTCGATCAAGCAGCACACGACCGGCGATTGGGGCACGACCATTGAAGTTGATGGCACGACCACGACCCAAGGCACTTCTCAACTGAACATCACTTTCACCGGCTCCGGCAAGACCTGGAAGGTCGGCGACGTGTTCACCATTGAGGGTGTGTATGCCGTCAATCCTCAAACCCGTGAGTCCACTGGCTCTTTGCAACAATTCACGGTGACTGAAGACCTGACCGCTTCTTCCAGCGGCACTCTGAAGTTCTATCCCGCCCTGTACACCTCGGCTCACGCTCTTGCCACCGTGACGGGATTCCCGGCCAATGATGCAGACATCACGATGCTGGGTTCTGCTGCTAGCCAGTACGCTCAAAACTTGGTGTATCACAAAGACGCCATCACGTTTGCCACGGCTGACTTGCTGCTGCCCCAAGGCGTTGATATGGCTTCTCGTGCTGTCCATAACGGCATCAGCCTGCGCGTTGTTCGTCAGTACGACATCAACAACGACCGTATGCCTTGCCGGATTGACGTGCTGTATGGTTACAGCGTGATTCGTCCGCAAATGGCTTGCCGTATCTGGGGCTGATGAACCTAGGGGGCTTCGGCTCCCTCCTTAAATATTTGAAAGGAATTTGAAATGGCACTTCCTAAAGTTGGTGATGGCTATCAAGCCGGTGATGGCAACGTCAATGAAACCCTGAATGTGGGCGCGTCTGGTCAATCTGTTGCTCTGGGCTTTGGCACTGGCGGCGTGACTTTTGGCGATGCTGCAACGTCCAAAGTCGGCTTCTATGGCAAGACCCCCGTGGTTCAACGTGCTTACAGCTCTGCTGTTCACGCCACCTCGGCCCTGGCCACCTCGGCTTCTTTCGGCGCAACCCAACTGGCTGCTCTGCAAGAAATTCAAAACACGCTGATTGGCCTGGGTGTTTGGGCTACGGCCTAATAGCGCATGAAAGTCATCTTCTGCATCCCGACGTTAAAAAAGCCCTATCAGGCGACGCTTGATAGCCTTGCTGCTTCTATTCCGTTGATTCAATCGGCGGGATGGGAGGAGGGAATGGTTTCTGAAATTGGTTGTCCGTACATTTCACACGCTCGGTCAACCATGCTTAGGAAGGCTTTGGATGCTAAGGCAGATGTCATTGTGTTCATTGACCATGATGTTTCATGGAAGCCTCAAGACCTTTTGACACTGATTGAAACCAAGGGCGATGTTGTCTGCGGAACCTATCGGTTTAAGAAGGACCAAGAGGAATACATGGGGGCGGTGCTATCTAACACGGATGGCACCCCCTTGGTCAGAGCCGATGGCAACCTGTTGGCGCATTCAGCCCCAGCGGGGTTTTTGAAGGTGACGAAGGAGGCGGTCAATAAGTTCATGACCGCCTACCCTGAATTGATCTACGGGGAGAAATATCATCCCTATGTGGATCTGTTCAATCATGGCGCTCACAAAGGAACTTGGTACGGTGAAGACTATGCGTTCTGCCGAAACTGGCGGGAATGCGGAGGCGAGATCGTATTGATTCCTGACCTAGACATATCACATCACACTACTGAGCAAGAGTACAAAGGAAATTTCCACAATTTCCTGAGGCGTCAGCCCGGTGGTGACCTTTACGAGGGATAAGAAATGCCTAATACCAAAGCGATTGGCGTTGCTTACGAAGACCAACAACTGGACGGAGCCGTTATCGGCAAGTCTGGCGGTACTGTTGGCTTCTACGGCAAAACGCCTGTTACTCAACGCGCTTCCAGCGTGCAAGCTACGTCTAACCTTGCAACTTCGGCATCGTTTGGCGCTACTCAGTTGGCGGCTGTTCAAGAAATCATGAACACGCTTTCAGCTCTGGGCCTGTGGAAGGGTTCGGCTTGATCCGCGTGCTACACGCCGGATGTGGACGGGAACCACTCCCAGAGTGGTTTCCATCCTGTCAAGAAGTCCGCCTTGACGCCAACCCAGGGTGTGAGCCGGATATTGTTGCCAGTGTCACAGACTTGGGCGATATTGGCGAGTTTGACATGGTGTATTGCAGCCATGTTCTTGAGCATGTCTATCCGCACGAAGTTCACAAAGTCATTGCTGAATTTCACCGAGTGCTAAAGACTGGCGGCAAGGCAATCATCATCGTGCCAGATCTTGAAGACGCGGAAGCTACAGAGGAAGTTCTGTACGTATCTCCAGCAGGCCCTATCACTGGCTTGGATCTCATGTATGGAATGCGGTCTATGATTGAGGACAATCCTTACATGGCTCATCATTGCGGTTTTGTATCCAAAACTTTGTCTGATAGCCTGAGCATCTTTAGCGAAGTTCACACAAAACGCATGATGTTCAATAACTTGATGGGAGTTGGGATCAAGTGAACATCTATCTAAAACACCCCCGGCATGGGACAAAAATTGCCACAATGGAACTAGAGGCCGAATACGACGAGCAAAACGGATGGGTGCGATATAATCCAAAAACGCAACCCTCAGATGATGCGGCTCCGGCAAACGCCTTGGAGATTAAACGCCGTGGTAGACCTCCCAGGAAGGAACACGAAGCATGGCAACCGCCGGTGAACTCATCAATTCAGCACTCAGGCTGATCGGAATGCTTGCAGAGGGCGAAACGCCTTCTGCTGAAGTATCTCAAGACGCTCTCTCCGCTTTGAATCAAATGATTGATTCGTGGAGCATTGAGCGTCTTTCGGTTTACAGCACCCAGGATCAGGTTTTTACTTGGCCCACCGACACCATCACCCGCACGTTAGGCCCTACGGGGGACTTTGTTGGCAATCGGCCTGTGTTGATTGATGATTCAACCTACTTTAGAGACCCGACAACGAATGTTTCGTTTGGGGTCAAGTTGATCAATCAACAGCAGTACAACGGGATTGCGGTTAAAACCGTCACGTCTACTTATCCACAAGTGATGTTTGTGAACATGACCTTCCCAGACATCACCATGACCATCTATCCGCGCCCAACTCGGGCGCTAGAGTGGCATTTTGTTTCGGTTCAGGAAATTTCCCAGCCGGCCAACCTTGCGACCAATCTTTATCTTCCGCCCGGTTACCTTCGAGCCTTGAAATACAACTTGGCGGCTGAAATGGCTCCAGAGTTTGGGGTTGAGCCATCCCCAACGGTTCAACGTATCGCTATGGCATCCAAACGGAACCTCAAGCGCGTCAACAATCCTGATGACATTATGAGCTTGCCGTATTCTCTGGTTGCCACTCGTCAGCGGTTCAACGTGTACGCCGGGAACTATTGATGAAAACGCCAATTCTTGGCTCAAGCTACGTGGCTCGCAGCGTCAATGCTGCGGACGCTCGAATGGTCAATTTGTTCCCAGAGGTTGTGCCAGAA